GACGTTCCTGCACACGCTGTCCAGAATGGCGCCAAAGCTATTGGTTTGGTTTCCAAGGCCACTTCTGTCGAATTCGGCGACCCGGGAATTGAATTCCTGTCCAGACGTTATGGACCTAACGTTTGGCACGGAGATTTGACTTCTATGACATGTCTGAAAAGACAGGTTTCAAAATTCCATACAACTGTCAAGTTGAACGGTGTCCCACCGATTGATAAGTTGAAGGAGAAGGCGAGGGCCTACTTACTTACTGACAGACACACCCCCGTTCTCGGAGAATATTGTAGATTGGTCGAAAAGGCTTTAGGACCACTGCATAGGAACCTGGCAACGAAGAGAATGGAGAGGTGGCAATCCGACATCGGAATAATGAGTCAATACCCAAACGACTTCGCAGAGTGGATGGAAGATTCCGCACGTGAAGAGTTGGAAGGTTTCGACTTTGTTTCATTTCGAAGATGGTTGGATGAAGTAGACCTTAACAACCCGGACGCAATAATGTCCCCACCCTTGTTCCACGAACACGTGGAGCCGGAAGTAGATGAACCGGTAGAGGTGAATGGAGACGTTATTGTCCCAAGCAAGAAGAAGAAAGAAGCAAAGAAACCACTTCCTAAGAAGCGTTCACGACCAGCCCGAGCCAGGGGTGGCAAACGTAATGGACGCGGAAGGGGTGCCCGAAAGGGTTCTGCAAGATCTGGGCGTAAAGCCTAGATCTTTCCATCCTTACTTTCCTGAGGCACCAGCGCGGCCTCGATCGTTATTAAAATAAAATAGGAAAGATAAGGATTCGCTAACGATCATACACAATGACCAACAAGAAACGCGGAAACAACACCTTTGTCACTAAAAGTGCAAGAAGAATATCACCAGAATATGTCGATCATGTCGCTGGTCTCGTCAATCCATTCGCGGATTCAGCGAAGGGATCGAAGATCCACGACGAGAATTCAGGTAATACCTTCTCTTATCAAGTCCGGTCAATCACACCGGTCTTGGTCAATGAGTTTGGTTCTGGTTATACTGAGTTCTACCCTTCTCTTCATGAGTACGTTAGTGGCATCGGCCCTGCTAGTGCAAACATGTCAGCCGGAGGAGTGCTCGGAACTGCAGCAGCATTCTCACTCCAGGATGTTCCAGATTTTACGTCACTTACTACGGTTGGTATGCGTTACCGGATAGTTTCCTGGGGAGTTCGTTTAATTTCAACAACCGATGCTCTGTCTGCAAAAGGAAGGGTGTTAGTTAGGGAACTTGACAGTTACCAAGCTTACGCTTCTACACCTGGACAGAACGTCACCGTTCTCTCAGACAACTATGCCAACCTACCACACACACACGACATGGATTTCACTATCATCCCAAATCACGTTTCAGACAAATACAAACAATTTCAAGGCTTCTCTGTTTCATACTATGACATGAACTCTGATCCAGCCAATGACCCACCCTTCAGAGCTGTTGGACTTACTCTTACAGGTTTCACCGGTACTGGAGTGTTGGATACACAAACCGAAGCCCTTCAAGCTGAGGTGGTGTATAACATTGAAGTCTTGCCACTTGTCGCTAGCATAGGTATGCGGCTCGCGACAGACCCAGCACCACACCACACTGCTACCCTCGAGGCTGTGCACAACACCCGAGCAGCAGCACCTTTAGCTCACAAAAGCACTAGTCTCTGGTCGAAGATCAAGAATATTGCTGGACGGGCTATATCTACTGCTGGAAATTTTGCTCTAGACCGTCTTACTGGCGGACTAGCCACATACATAAAGCAAAAGACACCAATGATCAGCTACATACCTAACATGTCACGTGGGGGATTACCGTTACTAACAAACGGTTAACACACAACACACCGCAATTCTACCATGCTTAACACCCAAAATGTGGATAAACTTTAAAACTCACACTTCTTACCTCGGGAAGTTAAAATAAACACAGTTGATGACTGTGGACGTGGGGGTCGCGACCCACGTTGAAGGAAAACAACATATAATTTGCATGGAGTCAACAATATACTTAACCAAATAAGCGCTAAAACTAACATGCGTCTCTACAGACGCCGTCAAT